GTTTCGGTACAACCTCCAGTACGCTTGCCACCAATGATGACTTGCGGGAAGGTAGCACCAGGTCCAAACTCTTTATAGAATTGTTCACGAGTGAACTGTGCGTTGAGACTGTACTTAGTGTACGGCCATCCCTTTGCACGGAATACTTCTTCGATCTTGTTGCAGTAAGGACAACCTGCCCTACTGTAGATCATTGCTGCTCCAGGTGTTGCCATAATAATTGGATTAATTACGTTCTATGTATCATATCATTAAAAAAGGGGTCCGTAGACCCCCCACATTATACCAGACTTCTATCAGAAGGACCAGGTTGCACCAACTTTGGTTCCATAACCGTTGTCAGCATCGTCAATACCACCAGCGAATGCAAACTCACCGTAGATGGAGAGTGATTCAGAAGCGGCAACAGATGCGCCAACCTTACCAGATACAACGGTGTCGCTTTCGCCACCGTCAACAGAAACGAAACTAGGTCCGACCTGAGCATAGTAACCGACAGCACCGACTTCACCAGCGTATCCCACATGAGCGTCAGTGGTCGTTCCAGAATAATCCGATCCCACGAATCCTGAGTTTGCTTCGACGTTAACGTAGGGTCCTGCGAAAGCAGCACCAGCAGAGAGAGACAGAGCAGCGGTTGCTGCGAATACAGTTTTGATCATTTGTTTTTTACCTTTGTTTACTTGTGGAGTGTTTACCCACAGATGATAGCAGACTCGACGTGTCTGCGTCAACTGGCACATTGTAGAAGTGTGCCAGTTGTAATAGTTCGTAACGAATGTGTCACGAACGAGTATTTATACTATCAGAGAAGTCAATGTTCTGTCAAGTGTGCCAGTTCACTTTCTGGACTTGCGGAGGTGATCCATCATCATCTCCTTGTCCTCTTCACTGATAGTAGGTACATCTGAGTCGGGATCTGGGTCTGGTGCTGGACGATGCTCCAACACGGGGATGAATTCATCCTTACCAGGAGTATAACTGATTCTTTCCAATTCGCCAAGGGGTGAACGCCAGTATTTCTGAAGTTGTTTCAGCATTTTCTTGCGACCCTTGGGATCATTGGGATATTTCTTGAGAACTTTTTGAAGTTGTGCTAGTTCTCTTGTGGATTTAGCGAGGGACCTTTCAGCACGTAGTTCCCTGGCATTTGATCCAAAACCTTCAGACATAATTTTAGTAACCTTCTCTATGAGAATCATTGATAAACGTATTGCTCCAAGCAGCAACGTCGGCATCGACTTGATACCTGGTACCAGCAGCAGTGGTTTCAGGGTTGGTGCCTCTAATTGAGATACGGAATCTAATCCTATCACTAAATTTGTCACTACACCAGAACCAAACCTTAGAGTTTTTATTGTGAGATTCCTGATAGATTGCCTCTACAGGAGTTCTAGTTGGAACCTCAGTCCTATAATCTCTACGGTCTGATCTACCATTATCGTATATAGGTGACTCTTCGTCAAGGTTTCCTTGCATCCTTGTATGATATCTCCATTCTTTAGGCATCTTGAATCCATTTTCTTGATCAGGATAATATGGTGTGGTTGCATTGTTCTCAACTTCTTTGTTGCGTACAGGTGGATAAGTTAACTCGAACGTTTGACCAGCACTATAGTTAGTACCAGCATCCAAGACCTCTACAACCTCACACCATACAATCTGACGTTCATACTTACGTTTGTTCCTCCTTGAAGCATAGTTCGAGTTACCAAACTCGGCACCGTCTTCAATCATACCAATGTTACAGGACACAGGCATAAACATCACACGAACTTTCGCATCACCTAAAGGTGAAGACTCATTCCTCAGGTAGTAATCATGGAACCATGCATCAGGATGGAATTGAGTATACACTTGCGGATTTGATTTAGATCCATCCAAGTATCCTGCATCTCCAACTGCCTGCCAAACCTCTGGGACATCATCATCACCATAACTATTGGCAGTATTATCTTGCGCTTCACCATTGAATGGAGTGGGGAGAGTATTAGGTTGGTCTGCCCACCATCCAAACAGTCCACGGTCATGGATGTAGTAGTAGAAGTCAGAGATCTCATCCGTATCATTATTACGATCAGGCATTGGTTTCATCTCAATCCTAGACACAGGGAATGATGGGAAGTCTAGAATTTTACGAACGTTTGAACTTGCACTCATATGTGGACCAGTGTCGCCAAAGGACACCAGCATTCCACCATAACCAAACACCTTCTTAACACCTAGGTTACCCAGTCCTTCATTGTCTGGGTTAAAAGGAACATCAATGTCAATTACATCAGGTTCCTCAATGATAATGCCACCATATCGATTGTTGCCATCTTTAGTTGACTCATCACCATAGAACCAAGAATCCATAGACCATCCATACGTTCCATTATCATCTGGTCCTTTTGTAGATACAACTATATCTGTGTTCTGACTACTACCATTCCAAATCGGTGCCATCACATAATTACTACTGTCACTGTTGCCTATACCAGAATTATCACCACCATTAAGGGTCCTGCCACTGAAGTAAGACCATACAAGTTCTTCGTTGCTGCGATTGCCCTTCCGATTATAGAGAGCATCCATACCCAGACCTTGAACAACACCACCTGAAGGTGTACCTTCGTCAGATACAGTTGCAACTGTAGGTGTATATGTGTCTGACTGTCCCATACTTCCCAGGTTAACGGTGAAGTTGTGATCAAAGTATTCCTCATCGTTGTCATAGAATGCAAGTTTAATTTGATTCGTTGACTGGAAGTTTGCTTTATGGATAGCAACCACAGAAAATCTAAGTTTATCTTTTCTGGTTACTTGCAGATTATCCATAAAGATATGCCCAACATGTGGCCATCTCTTCATAACAAACCGTTCTTCCCAGACGGTTGACCAGGAACCTCCTTGTGGTTTCCTCTCCATTTTTAGAGTGAATGCCATGCACTCACCCATGACACTAGATGTAATAGAACCAAACGCCATGATCTTAAAGTTACCATTAGCGATAACCTGTAAGGTCTGAGTCTTATTCAGTTTGATTTGATACTTACCCCTACATTTACCACACTCATACTCCATGCCACCATCCTTGTCTGGCATCTCCATGGATCCACAGTTGGTTCGGATGACAGTTACATCATTGAATGTACCTGCAAACTTACGCGGGTCACAGGGAGTCCTCTGGACGTTAGGTAGCAAGATCTTTTCTGGGTTTGGATCACGATACACATAGCACTGGATGCCCTCATACAGGTATCCAGAACCGTTCCATGCCAAGTTGTACAAGACCTTGAAGTCATCGTAGTCTTCATCACCATCAAGAAGATCTTCCCACCATTGGTATCTACCTTGCAGTCTGGTGAAGTCTTTGTCCTTCCAGTTCAGTCTGGCATCAGAGAACATAGATAAGTTCTGCTCTGCACTACTGAGGTTAGTTCTCCACGCACCATTGTTACTTGTCTCAGAGAAGGTGACAGTATCACCATCATCAACACTGTTCTGATCATTACCATCAGGTGTGATAAAGAATCCTAGGTAACCACCTGCATATTCCTTGAGTTTATCCAAGGGAACTCGGATAACACCTAGACCTGATGAGTTGGTGCCGTCTGCTTTGATGACTACACCATGTCCAGGTTCAGGAGCACGCTTGTTAACGCCCTGTGAGGGTGCCTGAGCGAGGTAGTAACCCCATGTGTTCTCATACCCTGCAGATCCCCTGTGAATGTCATAGAAGATGAACAGGGAGGACTTGGGATTATATGGCAGCGGATAGATCTGATACTTCTTAATGATCTGTGGTGGTCCGAACTGATCATTGATGTCATACCTATGATCTTTATCAATATCATCACCATAAGCGTTGTAATACCTATGCAGTGCTGCAATCTGTTCGTCGTCACCAATGTAAGGAATTGATTTTTGTTTATCTTGGAATACATAACCCAAGATCTGACCCTGACCCATACCAGCAGAGTTCATTGTTGCACGTTCACCTGCACCAGGACTATCAGGTGAACCTGGGTTAGTAGTTAAGAATGTATCTACAATCTGACTTGAATAGAAAGAGAAGAGGGGAACACTATTCCGTGCAAACTCTTTCAAAATATAGAAAGCAGGTTTGCTATTTGTCAGTGTATATCCTGCAGGTGCACTAGATTCAAGGTGATATGCATGATTGATACCTGATCCACCAGAAGTAATCTCAATCTCAACATCTAAACTCTTACCCTTCCTAGGTGTGCTTGAGATTGTAGATGTAAATGTACTACCAGGACTTAACCCACTAGGACTGGGGCAGGATACAACTCTCCATTGAGAGTCCATGTCACCATCACTGGTGTCACCTCTACCTTCAATAGTAAATCCGTTGAAGGAATGAGAGATGGTCTGACCATTGCTACTAAAATATTCGGCACCATTTTCCATATTCTGCCACTTGCCATTCCATGAACCGTCTGCCTTAGTAGTCATGACAGATTTGTTATGGTTACCTGGTCCCATGAACACACGTAGCACGGGGATACCAATCTCAGAACCACTGGTCAGTGTGCTCTCGTAGATGGGAACCCTATCAGGGAAGCAGTTCTTAATACAAATAAAATCTAGGTCAGCGTTCCAACCACGAGGTGTATAAGACTCGCAGTCTCCTCTAGGGGGTGTCCAGGTACCTGTAGCATATGGTCTGAACAAACACTCTAAGGTTTGCTCAACACAAATCTCCCAGTCTTCATTAGGTTCATCATATCCCTCGTCACATATAAGTATTTCGTTTGTAATTGTGTCTAAAAATTCATTAGGTTTCTTTGTAGCAACAACAGTACCATTGGCAAGTCCGTCTCTAATTCTTTCACACTCTCCATTGTGATCATAGTGTGGCCAACCTGGTTGTCCTGGGTCGGGTACTTGTAAATTTATCCTAGGACCATTGTCACATACAAGTCCGTTCGCCAGATCTGGGAAGAAATCACACATCCAATTCCAACCAGGTCCAAGTTCAATATTAACCGATGGTGGTGGGGGAATTGTTGGGATTTCAGGGAGAGTTACAGGAGCCCTACTGGGATAACATCTACCAATAATCTCCTTAATAACCTCATTGGGGGTTAGTGGTGGTTCTACATCTGGTTCTTCAAAATCAGGAGGTGCAAGGTCACCACGCGAAGGTGGTATGGGTACATCCTCATCGTCATAACAGCGTCCCTTATCATCCAAATCACCTTGGGTTACTTCATTACCTGTCGGTGGTGTGGCAGGCGGAGGTGGTGCTTCATAATCCTTATTAGGATTTGAACCATCATTCGCTGGGTTGGGTTCTAGATTTAGATCTTCATCATCATAACAATGAGGACCACCACTGTTAGTCATTCAATCAAATATTCTTCTTCATTCTTATTTAGATAGTCTTTCTCAGACTGATATGGTACCACGTCACCAGACCATATCTTATATCCCTGTACTATCTCAGGTAACAACCACTGATCCACACGGTAGCAATACTTCCAGTTAACTGGTGCAACACAATTCATTACCACAACTTGCCAGAATGCTACCAGGTGAATCAGGAGTGTTTTCATTACTCTTTAATATATCCGTTGTCGATTAACCATTCTCCTGTCATAGGAGTTGGGTCATAGTCAGTCCACATTGTACCACGAGCACAAGATGCAAGTGCTTCCATGGTCATGTGTTCAGTACGACCTGCCCACTGTGCTTCTGCTTCCCAGGGCACAGCATTTGCTGGGTATGTACGTTCTGCCATGACACGCCACAGCATAGGAACCTCATCCTCAGGTTTGATGATAGCAATCATACTATTATCAATGGTGCCTGCCATACAATCTTGTGCAGCATGCCATCCTTCATGACGCATAACCATCATAAGAGAAGCAGGACTGTCCATGTAATCCTTATTGAGGAAGAAGTTATTACTCACAGTATGGTACACACCACGGTGACCTAGTGGGAAATACTTTTGATCAGCAAGGAATACTCTGACGCCGATTTGATTCAGCGACACAAGCATATTATTAAACTCTTGTGCTACAGGTGTGAACTCTTCAGTATTGTCATAATGAGAGGAAATATCCAGAAGAGAGAATACTTCTAGCACATCATCGGTACATTCTCGGAGAAGCATACATCCCATGGAATCCATGGTGTTATACCCTCTAGTAATTTTACTTTCCTCAGTCGTTGTTTGGTTTAGGTATTGGTCTGTAGCGGAATGGGCAGGTAGGACAACCGCTGCCGCAGCAACCGCGATTATTAATTTCCACATAAAAATAGGGGTCGTTAGACCCCTGTAGTATAGCAGGTTTGTTGGATTTTGCCAATAACCTAGCGGCGACGATACATTATATGTATCGACCTTTTCAGACTATTTTTTATGGGGAATTTTTTCCCGCCTTTTTGGTAAACAAAAAGTCATTTTTGTTTGTAGATATCTTCCAGTTTTTCTCTAGACAGATCCACATACATTAACTCTTCACCTGGTTCAGGTGCCTCTGGATGCTTTCGTTTAGGGGGGTTACTGATATCTATAGTATTAATAGATTGAATGTTAGCCCACATCATAGCGAAGGCAGCACCAGCAATCAGAGAAAAGCATACGAAATAAAGAAAGACTTCAAAACTATTCATCATGCCTCCTGTAAAGATTGAACTGTGTTGTGAAGTTCTCCAACATCGCGGAGACCTTCAGCACTAAACCATGGGGCATTCGCCCAACTGAATCCTTCACCAAAGGTGTTATCAGGTGCGGTGATATACCAATGACATGCTGTGTCTGGTACATCTACTGCACACTTAGACCAGTCGTCACTCCACTGTGGAACTTGTACCCACATTAGAGCAGCAAACATAATGCTGAATAGTGATTTGATCATGTCTTATTAAAGGTTATGGGGTGAAGTTTTAATTAGAAGAATCATTATTAAAAAGTCTCAGTTTTATGAGGTGATCTAGTGAGAAGTTACCAGGACCACTGAGAACGATACATGCTGCACCTCCCCAATAAAGAACTAAAAGTTCTAACAGGTAGATGTTAAATCCTGATGTGAACAGAGCATGATAAATTGCGAATGATATTGTACCTAGGATTGCCAAGGCACCCAAACGAGTGCCGAGTCCACAGATAACCATCCAACTCCCCACAACCTCAGCAAATGCTGCGAAGTATGAGGAGACGATTGGGAATGGAAGATGCAATGGTCGTACAAATGCATCCGCAAAGTTTTCAATGTTCTCTAGTTTTTCATACCCATGATGGATAAGCATGGTGCCTAACGCTATACGAAGTAGTAAGAATCCTAGAGATTGAATCACAGTGCGTTACCTCTTGGTAGAACTTCTTCAGGGAAGATGAAGTTCTCATGAGGTTGATCGGCAGGTGCCAACCATGCACGGAGTCCTTCATTGAGAAGGATGTTCTTGGTGTAGAACGTCTCAAATTCGGGGTCTTCAGCGGCACGAATCTCTTGACTTACGAAATCATAAGCACGAAGATTGAGAGCCAGACCAATAATCCCAATGCTAGATGTCCAGAGACCCATGACAGGAACAAAAAGCATAAAGAAATGAAGCCAACGCTTGTTACTAAAGGCAATACCGAAAATCTGAGACCAGAAACGGTTCGCCGTAACCATTGAGTAAGTTTCCTCCTCTTGCGTAGGTTCAAATGCTTTGAAAGTGTTTGACTGTTCACCGTCTTCAAACAATGTGTTCTCTACTGTAGCACCATGAATGGCACAAAGCAACGCACCACCAAGGATACCTGCAACACCCATCATATGGAAGGGATTGAGGGTCCAGTTATGGAAACCCTGAAGGAACAACAGGAATCTAAAGATTGCTGCTACCCCGAAACTAGGTGCAAAGAACCATGAAGACTGACCCAGTGGATACAGAAGGAATACACTGACAAAGACAGCAATAGGACCAGAGAACGCAATAGCATTGTAAGGACGGATACCAACTAGACGAGCGATCTCAAACTGTCGAAGCATGAAACCAATGAGAGCGAAGGCACCGTGGAGAGCCACGAAAGCCCAGAGTCCCCCAAGTTGGCACCACCTGACGAAATCCCCCTGAGCTTCAGGACCCCAAAGTAGAAGAAGAGAATGACCCATAGCGTCAGCAGGCGTTGAGACAGCAGACGTAAGAAAATTAGCACCCTCAAGATAGGAAGTAGCGAGTCCGTGGGTGTACCAACTCGTGACAAAAGTCGTGCCAGTAAGCCAACCGCCAATGGCAAGATAAGCAGTGGGAAGAAGAAGTAATCCAGACCAACCAATAAAGACAAAGCGATCTCGTTTAAGCCAGTCGTCCAGGACATCGAACCACCCCCGTTGTGTTGGTTGTAATGTAGAAGCAACCATTTTGAATGAACCTTTTACTAAACTTTACATATGAAGAGAAAAGAAAAGGGACCCGAAGGTCCCTTTCCAAGTTGTTAGTGATACCAGTATCAACCGATAGCAGGTGCGGTAAGTGCAACAGGAGTTGACTCAGCAGCAGCAAGGTCGAGTGGGAAGTTGTGAGCGTTACGCTCATGCATTACTTCCATACCGAGACCAGCACGGTTAAGCACGTCTGCCCAGGTAGGGAGGACTTTACCGTTGTTGTCCAAGATGGACTGGTTGAAGTTGAAACCATTCAGGTTGAACGCCATGGTGCTAACACCAAGAGCAGTGAACCAGATACCAACCACAGGCCATGCAGCAAGGAAGAAGTGAAGACTTCTGCTGTTGTTGAAGGATGCGTATTGGAAGATCAAGCGACCGAAGTACCCATGGGCAGCAACGATGTTGTAGGTTTCTTCTTCTTGTCCGAATTTATAACCGTAATTCTGACTCTCTGTTTCAGTTGTCTCGCGGACGAGTGAGGAAGTAACGAGACTTCCGTGCATAGCAGAGAAAAGAGATCCACCGAATACCCCAGCAACACCGAGCATGTGGAACGGGTGCATAAGGATATTGTGTTCTGCTTGGAATACAAGCATGTAGTTAAAAGTACCAGAGATACCAAGAGGCATAGCATCGGAGAAAGAACCCTGACCGAAAGGATAAACTAGGAATACTGCAGTTGCAGCGGCGACAGGTGCAGAGTATGCAACCATGATCCAGGGACGCATACCGAGACGGTATGAAAGTTCCCACTCACGACCCATGTAGCAGAAGATGCCAATGAGGAAGTGAAAGATTACCAGTTGGAAAGGACCACCGTTATACAACCACTCATCGAGTGATGCTGCTTCCCAGATTGGGTAGAAGTGGAGACCGATTGCGTTTGAACTTGGGACAACAGCACCAGAGATGATGTTGTTTCCGTACATGAGTGAACCAGCGACGGGTTCGCGGATACCGTCGATGTCCACAGGAGGAGCAGCGACGAATGCGATGATGAAACAGATGGTTGCGGCAAGCAACGTTGGAATCATCAGGACACCGAACCAACCGACATACAGACGGTTATTGGTGCTTGTGACCCACTCGCAGAACGAATCCCACGCCGAGGTTGTTGATTGTTGTTGTCTTGAAAGAGTTGACATTGAAAAGGGTTAGGTATAAGTGCAGGGAAACACTGTTATAATATTCCTGTTGCACCCTCAGCAACAGGTATGAGAGACGAGTTTAATGACCCTATAGGTCTCGGTTTGAGGAGTCGGAGTGTGTCGTAGTGTAACGACCATCTTACTATATATGCATTTCCTAACTTTGTCAAGTTGGAAAGCGGGAGGAAATGAAGGAGTTCATAGTGGGGAACTCAGTCTTGCAAATTGTATCATGCTTTTTCCACCAGCGCAAGACATCGGGAATATGTGGTCGCTCATTAAAGAACTCATCCTTTCGGGTGTCCACGCATGTGTGACCATGCCCCGCAAGAATGAAAACGATTGGGTCCTTACCATGCTCAACCTCATGAGTATGCACCATCATGTCCATCACAACGTCGTGTGCACCACCACTGTAGTGTATATCTTCGGTCACTTCCACCCAGTATGGTGTGTCACGTCGCTTTGAATAGTAGTAGTGTGCCTCAACAAACTCTCTCCACCCTTCTATATGATCAGAGACATCCTTGTTATAACGATCACGAGCGAACGCACCAGTCTCATCATTCTTTAGGAGACTAACCAGAGCAAGGATACCCTGTCCAGTATTGAACAAAGATGTGCTCTCCAATGGTTCAATGAATCCAAATGCCATACCGATGCCAACACAGTTACCCTGCCAAGCATGGATTCTCCTACCACTTTGAAACTGAATCAAACGAGCATCATCATATCCAAACTCTTTACGTGCATCCTCCTCACTCTGATGCTTAGATGAGAATACATATCCTTTACTGATGTAATCCAGTGTGGGGATTGTCCATTGCCAACCAGCAGACATGCCTTGTGCGTTGGTGTAAGGCATCATCTCGGTCTCAGGATCCGTATAGTCAATCGTAGTTACGAGTGCACTATCATTGATCAGGTTTACGAATGGTGTCCACGGCGAGAGAGGTCCCAGTGCGACCGCTTCTGCACCTGAACAGTCGATATAGAGATCACCCGTAATTGTTTTGGGTCCTGCGTCGTAGGGTCCTCTATCCACCATGACACTGCTGATACCCCTTTGGGAAGTACGAACCGACTTAACCTTGCTATCAACCACTGTGATATTCTCACAGAAACGACTTCTAAGATAGTCTGAGAACGCCTTTGCGTCGATGTGAAATGCTCTGTCATGGTTGAGATCGAATGTTCCTAATAGTTCTGTGTTCAGAGGTAACCTTCCACCTTCTACCACCGTAGTAAACGGCATCATAACTTCAGCAAATGGTGGTGGGTCAGCGTATGCTTGTGCAACCATCCATCTTTGAAAGGTTACATCCCCACTTATATTTTGTCCATTAGGGTAGTGAAATACAGTACCCTCTTCATTAAAGTCAACAAAGCGAGAGGACAATTTGTATGTCGCTCTCGCTTGAGTAATCATTTGTTCATCGGTGATACCCATGAACTTAAGATATTGATTGATGTGTGGAGTAGTAGATTCACCTACACCAATAGGATTACCACCATCAATCATGGTAATTTCATGTTCTGTGTGGTTACAGAGAGCAGCAGCAGTCATCCATCCAGACGTACCACCACCTATAATTACAATTTTCATAGGTCTTGTTGTAAAAGCATCCAAGCTTTCTTATTAGCATTCCATTGATTGAATTGATCAAGAATAAAATCAGAAGATAACTCTACACATATAGGAGAGAAAGACATCTTACCGTGAGATTCAAAGAAAGTCTTGAGTACATTATAATATACCATATCATTGGCAAACTGATACATCGCCATGGTCATTGCTATGTCTTTGTACACAAAAACATAAAGTATAAATTTTCGATAGTCTTCTTGACCATCAGGTGTCATAAAGGTTTCATTCATCAATTACACATCTAATAAGTTGACTAGATTGTTGTGCAGGCATCATAGCACATATCCTCATAAAAAACTCTGCCTTTAGTTTTGATAAACCTGAGTAGTGTTTGAGTGCTATCCAATTGCCACGTTGCTTTGCTTCTAATCTATACCGTTCCATGACCCAATAAAAAAGAGGGGTAAATACCCCTCTACTTATACATGATTCATGGCGGGAACCATTAGTCCGCCACCACCCTCATCGTCATCATCCCCGTCTATGTCTGCGAGGAGTAGCATAAGAAAGAATGGGGTGAATATAAACAGAATAGTCTGTACCCATTCAATACTCATTACCAAATACCTGGGATGAGTTGTCCTGTGGTTGCATAAGAACCGAATGCTGCAATGATACCAATCATTGCTGCCCAACCGTTAAACCTTTCTGCGTCTGGTGTCATGAGTTTTCTCCTAGTGTAAGATAAAATTTAGTTTGATCTGTTGGTGCGTTCTCATAGAATGAGATATCACCGTAAGTTTTGTGATCTTTATATCCAACCATACGACCTTTCGTATTTTGGATCGCTCCCATCATAGCAATGATCAGGAAGATTGCAGGTGGTCCAATGATAAGGGCACCTCCAATCACATAGTAAGTCAGAATTTCAAGAAGGGAAGGTTCCATGGTTAGGATAATAATAAAAGATCAGATACCGAAGGCACCAAAAAAGAAAATGCTGCCTGTGGTTGCATACGAAATAACCGCTGCAACAAATCCCAACATCGCCCAACGACCATTTTGCTTTTCTGCACGTTCGGCATGAGTTTCATACCCATAACGTTCTGCTTCAGTTGGGTCGATGTACATTGTTGGTTCGGTGGCGTACATGTTAGTTCTGCCGCCGTCCTCTGTGATCACGGTCATGATTGCTTGTGTAAAGAACTGTTACTATTATATAGTAAAACTTTACATTCTGTCAAGCTCAAGCGAAGGAGATGGTATCCGTTCCTTGATAACCACCGCCAGGGAACCCAGGATCGAAGTTAACTGGACCTGCAGCAGCGAAGTTCATCTCAGTAGTAAAGGGGTCATTACCAAACGACAAAGTATCAACGTCCGAAGTAGCAGTGTTGATAGTGATGTTGCCTAGTTCAGTGGGAACAGGGAACGTTGTGTTGTGATGCAAATTGTTTTGTTCAATAGAACGAAGACCAAGGTAGTGACGCCATAGTTCAGAAAGAACTTTGGCATCCTCATCGATTCTTAGTGCTTCAATGACTGCTTCTTTAGCAGCAGTGGTTGCTTTTTGATAGGGTGTGAATGTCATGATACTGTGTCTCTAACGTAACAGGGGACGCCAGCGGGGTCTAACCACTTGGCGTATTCAAAATCTTCAATGGCGAGGAGGAGTTGATCTCCGTTGTCGAACAGATAGATGTCAGTATACTTTTTAGTATACTCGTTTGCTTTTTGCAAACGGAAGTCTGGTTTACCATTCAGTTGAATGTAACCTCTTTGCACATAGCGATAGGGGAACCGCTCGTGGATTACCGTAGTCTTAGTCGTCGCGACTGACTTCGGATCGAGATCGTTCATGAGTCTTGTGTGATTTGAACTCAGTATAGCAGGTCAAGCGTAGGAATACCACCCCGTGGCAATAATCTTTTTATGCTCATGGGTGACTCGTCCCTTGTGTGTATAGGTCCAGTCTGCTGGCCAGATACAACACTTACCTTTCACTGCCTCCTCGTAATGGTCTTGATGAAACCATTCAGTGCCACCGTTAGGGACACTGTTTAGATACACCATCCATACAAGGTGACGGTATACATTGGATTTAGCACTTCCAGATCTCTCTGTGTGCCACTCCTTATAACCTCCACCCTTAGGGTATTCTTGTACGTTCCAACCAGGATCCATATGAAAGTAAGAACCCTTGGCAGAAAAGGGAAACTTCTTTACGAAATTTCCCATGCACGAATCAACAGATTCCACCAAGAGATTAACCTCGGGGAGGATCACCATATTCATATAGGGTGTATCTAATGATTCCTTTATAGAATAGTTAACATTTCCTAGAGGGGATGATCCGAGATCATCTCCCCCAGAGTCACGATTGTCTTCTCCGATTGACTCACCCAGACCTTGTTTGAAGTATGTTTGAGAATGTTCGTAATGCCATTTGACAAAAAGATCAATTACATCCTCATCGATCATCTCCGAGTAGAGAAAATCGGTACTGGGTTTTATAATAGCAGCGTCGGAATCAATAATCATAGTTAACTTGTGTTCTACCAGGAGTAGTTTACGTCATTTCCAGGACGTGATCTTCGACCAAATGATCAATGAGAATTAAGTAGTCCTCTTCCACATCTAGACCCCAAAACTGGACGCCTTTGATGTCCGAATAAAATCGGCATAGGGAAGAGAAGAGAGGGGGATACTCTGTGTCAAGGGCAATAGTACCATTGGCAGCATCCTGAATAATTTGCAGACTGCCTGCAAAACGATCTCTTAAACTCATAATCGATCTCCTATTTGGTTGTACCAGGGGAGAGTATCCCCAGCGGGTATGGTTGGGATCGAACCAACGACCGACCGCTTAGAAGGCGGTTGCTCTATCCTCTGAGCTACACACCCAGTGCGTAGTCTACCTTAAGGTTTGGATCTGTTGAGAGATTACTCTTGCTTCCTCAATGTTACCCTGAGATACCAGGTCATGTAGTTTATCAATCAAAATTTCTACTGTGCTCTCAAGTACATCAATTTCTTGCTCGTAAGCGTTGAACTCTTCAGTGCTCATGAATCTCATGGGTAACCAACTCGTAAATTATATAGGAGGATATGTCAAACGTCAAGTAGTTTGTCTTGAAAATTTAGGTTTGGGTGCTCCAGCAATATTGAATGACACAATAGACCGTCTCTTATCAGAATCATTCGGTTGCTGTTCGTGCAGTAGGAAGGCAGGGAAGACCACAAAGTCACCCTCGCTAACCTGTGGAGTGTTCTGTGTGAGATCGCCTGTTATAGGGTCACCAAAGGGGCAATAGAATGTGGTTGCACTATGCACTGCAGGATCAAACTCTAGATACCAGACACACGACATACCAACAGCACCATGATTATGAGTCTGATGGTACTGTCCTCGCATTGCCTGCTGATACCACATCGATGTGATCTCAATTTGAAACCCTACCTGATCAGAAATCTTTGATAGATAAGGATTTAATGCTGTTACAACTGTATCATAATACTTGGGGAAGATCTGCTGCTTATCATTATGAAAGAAGTCTGTCTTTAGATCTGCAATCACTTGCCCTGATTGTGTCATTCGGTGACTGCTATTATCATCAGCAGCAAATACTTCTAGCAATTCCTTTTTAACTGAGTCAAACCCTGGTGGTGCAGGGTAGTGTTCAAATGGTACCTGAAACATAATTACTTAAAGTTTTTAATGAACCACTCAGCATCGACTACTACAAGAGGTTTCTTTCTATTCTTCTTCATGAATAGAATAGGTTCGTTGTTACCAGAGTTTGCTATTGCTTGTTCATAGGCATCCCATACATTGAGACGTTCTACGTTCTTGCATTCTATAGAGAAAGGAAACTTCTTTCTGGCATCTCGTGCCATGATTAGATCTTCACCACCAGCACCCATGCTACGTGATTCAATATCTTCGGGGTGGACATCCCGATGTTCAATCAGCATGTCCCTTACCCACTTCTGAAAGTTGCGTCCTTTCGCTTTAGCACTCTGCGGTTTCAATCGGCGTACCCGTCATCATCATCACTATATCTATACCCCAACCTTTCTCCTTTGTTTTCTCTGAATGCATCCACATCTTCTTTGATTGCATCTTCCAAACTGATAGCAAGAAGTTTAAGATTGTGTGCGATTGCTTTTACTTTATCTCTATTCATTTAGACATCACCTCCTTCCAGTCTGCATCAAACTTAGCAAGTCCTTCACGAGTTAGCACATGATCGTACATACTCCAGAAGACTTTGGGTGGTAGAGTACACACGTCTGCACCATACAGGAAGCATCGTGATACATGATGCACATCTCTCAAAGATGCAGCAAGAATTTCAGTTTCAACTTGATGTACCTGGTATGTGTTAGAGATTGCTCTAATCAATTCAACCCCAGACACAGAGTTATCATTACATCTACCTACAAAAGGTGAGACAAATGTTGCTCCTGCTTTAGCAGCAAGGATTGCTTGGGCAGTGCTGAATATTAACGTTACGTTTGTAGTTATACCGTCGTTAGATAAGTCCTTACATGCTTTCAGTCCTTCGACTGTCATGGGAAGTTTGATCGTGATGTTTGGATTGATCTCGCAATAGTCATCAGCAATAGAGAGCATGTCCTCAGCGTTATCAGCAACAACTTCTGCTGATACGGATGAATCCCATGGAAAAATATCTGTAATCTCTGTAAGAATTTGTTTTGGATCTCTACCTGCAACCTTCATTAGTGTAGGGTTTGTGGTCACCCCGTCAATTAGTCCAGTCTCAAATGCTTTTTTAATTTCTCCGACATCTGAACTATCGAGAAAGATTTTCATGCTACCTCTGTATGGTCATCACAGTATAGCACATAAAAAGGAGGGTGACTAGCCCTCCTATTCTCAGTCTTGAAGTAGTTCTTTACAGATGCGTTTACAAACGGTCTGCGTTTCGTCGCATTCGATTAAGCACTCAAAATAATCATTAACCGAATTAACTTCCATTTCAGTATTAAATTGGTGCCATTCTTCTAATTGGTTTCGAGAGATGAGATTGTGCATAAAATTGCTCGCTGTGACTGTGGTTTCATAATGAATGACATTAAGGGTTCATCCACCACCTCGCAAATTCTATACTATCTAGACATCTTTGTGTTTGTTTACTAACATTTGTATAGACAAAAAAAGAGAGGGTTAAACCCTCTCGTAGATCATTCAGCTCTGTGATGCGAACTTCCTTTCGACCTTAATACCACGATACATGAGATCGTAGTTACGGTTGTGTGTCTGTTCAGCAAGAACTTTTGCCTTGTAGTCCTCAGCGTTGTACTTAACGCCACGGTAAGTGATCTGTGCCATTTGGTTACTCCTAAAGTAGTTGGTTGTTAAACCCGTTCCTTTAGTCGTGTGCGTCCCATGGATAACATTCAGGAGTTGACTCCTTCATGACCTCAATCAATTCCACCTTATATTCAGGGGGAATATTCTCGTTTGTCCTCATCCGAAGCATAATTGCATCGGCTTGAGTACAGGTGAGCGACGAATAGAATAGTAATTCAATCATGGGATGAACGCTCCGTTCCGCGACTTACTTGCGTCCCTTTCGGGATGAACGTAAAGGTATACTAGCATACCCACATACTATTTAGCAAGTTTTCCGCTTACCTTGTAATCGATCACGTTTTCGTAGGGGTGTTCCCTTTGGATTGTTGATCAACTGGTGCTTCAACTTGCGTAAATACTTCAAGTGGTCCGTAATACCAACTGCGGGGGTCTTGGGACAACCAATCACCTTCGACTCGTCTGGCGTACGGTGTTCCACCTGGCGCTGATTGCGCTTCTTCCATTTTTTTTGTTTCATTATTGTACCATCTATTCCAGATTTTCTGGAGTAGATCAGAGTTTGAAACCTGCGAACGTATTTGCTCCCACATCTTGCTTAATACCTCCGACAACGTACGATTCAATCTCAGTTTCCTGAGGGGCGTTCTGTTGACCCTTGCTATTTAGCCAGTGCTGTGTCCAGGGCAGCGGGTTGCTGCGAGCAGGAATATCATATACAGGTTGTATACCGACCGCTTTCATGCGACGGTTGGCAGTCCATTCCACATACTGAGCGAGCAGTCTTTCATTAAGACCGATCATGCTACCTTGTGAGAATAGATATGTTGCCCATTCTTTTTCTTCTTCGACTGCAGCCATGAACATTGCCTTGACTGTTTCCTTTTCCTCTCCTGCAATCTCTTGCATCTCAGGATCATCTCCATCTGCCCACTTCTTCATAATTTTTTGAGTAAGCGCAAGATGTTGACTTTCATCTCTAGCGATAAGAGAGATGATTTTCGCGGATCCTTCCATAAGTTTAAGCTCGCCAAATGCAAAAGAACATGCAAACGAGACGTAGAATCGAATCCCTTCGAGGATGTTGACATTAGCGATAGCAAGATAAAGTTTACGTTTCAAATCACGGAGAGTCCACGTTGCTGTAGGTGAATCTTTCCAATTTGCTTTGTAAAGATTACCTTGTGCCCACTCATTGGCAGCATCGATGTACTCATTATATGCTTTACACACTGAGTGTGCTCTAGCAATGATACGTTCATCGTCAAGAATAGTATCAAAGACTTCAGATGGATTAGCATACACATTCTTGATGATATGTGTATAAGAACGAGAGTGAATCTGTTCCATGAATTCCCACACACCCATGGCACCTTCCAGTTCAGGAAGTGACACGTAAGGTTTGAATGCCATACCAGGACCACGACCCTGTACAGAATCGAGAAGGATTTGATACTTCAGATTGGAAGTATAGATATGCTTCTGCTGTTCATTGAGAGTTTTATAATCAGAACGATCCTTCTGAAGAGAAACCTCTTCAGGTCTCCAGAAAAATCCTAGTTGGGACTGAGTAAGACGATCAAAATCTGGATACTTAAACTCATCATATCTTTGCATACCCAGAGGAGCACCAAAGAACATAGGTTGCTTCTTTGTATCCACTTTCTTTTCGTTAAAAACTGTCAATGACATTCTGTCCCCTTTGGATTTTGGTATGTTCCGTAATTGTGAGTGTAATTTAGAAAAGCATTGATCCTCGGAGAGACCTCCAAGGATTCACAGCAATCAAGGTAGCATTGAAATTCAAGTTGAAGATCTGCTCCTAGTTCAATTGTAACTGATTTAGACATTGCATGCATCACATTCTGATTCATCAGCATGTAACAATTCCTCTACCAATGCATCAACATTAGTTTGGACTTGTGCTTCTTCGTCTACGTCTTTCTTGTTGTCATATGTGTTTTGGTAATAAGATGTTTTCCAACCATATTTGTATGTGCTGAGGAGATCTTGTGCCATCACCGACACAGGTACCTCATTGTCAGGATAGTTTTCTGGATTATAAGACCAGTTGCCACTGATCGCTTGATCAAAGAACTTCTGCATCACAGCAACGATATTAATATAACCTTCGTTACTTGGCATATCCCAGAGAAGAGTGTAGTTATTCTTTAGGGTATTATATTGTGGAACAATTTGCTTAAGCGGTCCTTTCTTGGACTTCTTAATGGACAGATAATCTCTTGGTGGTTCAATTCCATTTGTTGCGTTTGACACAACGGAACTGCTCTCTGAAGGCATCTGTGCGGACAGTGTTGAGTTCCGTAGTCCGTGTTCTGCGATAGATGACCTAAGACTATCCCAATCATATTTTAGTTCTCCGTTGACCAGTTCATCGACCTCTCCCTTATATGTATCGATAGGTAAAATTCCATCAGAATATTTTGTTTGCTGGTAACCATCACAAGCACCATACTCCTTAGCAATATTATTTGATGCTTTCAAAAGGTAGTATTGGAATGCTTCAGTAAGGTCATGTACCAGTTGCCATGCAGAGGGATCATCATAGCGTTCACCTTGACGTGCAAGGTAGTGTGCCAGACCGATGTAACCAATACCAAGGGAACGACGTGATAGTGTACTACGTTTTGCTGCCGCAACAGGGTATTCTTGATAGTCAATCAGAGCATCAAGACCACGCACTGCCAGGTCACATAGATTTTCTAGTTCATCTAACTGGTTAAGTTTGCCAATGTTAATAGCAGACAGAATACACAGAGCAATCTCTCCACCACGATCATCAATATGATTGATTGGATCTGTAGGTAGAGTGATCTCCTGACAGAGGTTACTCATATTCACCTTGTCTTTGAAAGATGAATGTGAATTGCAGTGGTCGATATTCATAATGTAAATACGACCTGTCTCTGCTCTCTCCTTAAGGAGACTTAGGAAGAGGTCTTGTGATGAAACGGTGGTACGGGGGATGGTATCATCTGATTCGTAAGCACGGTACCTATCGTCAAAGCGATCAGTGCCGAAATCGTCATACAACCCAGGCACATCATGCGGACTAAAGAGAGAAATTGGTTGGTTTCCGATAAATCTTTCATAGAATAACTTGCTGATTTGGATTGAGTAGTCGAGTTTTCTAACACGGTTGTCTTCTGTACCCTTATTGTTCTTAAGAACAAGGATGTCTTCTATTTCTTGGTGCCAGATAGGAAAGTGAACTGTAGCAGAACCACCTCTGATGCCGTTTTG